TTTCTTTTTCATTTGATGTCATGTATCTCCATTAACAGGTCAATACAATGCTTAGCCTTTTCTAAATCAGCCAGCGGCTGCCCCTTCAATTTCCACCTAGTTATATATTTCACTACGTTACCCTCCAGCAGGGACAAGCCATTCTTCTCTGCGTACTCGGCAGGCTGGATAGCCATACCCTTGTAATGCGTGCCCCCGGTCTGTCGATCAAGAGCACTCTTACCTTCTTCTGCTGCAGCCGCACCGCTGCCCATGTGAGCTGTTACCATTATTTCCCCCTACCCAGTTTAAAAGCCCAGACGCGAGCCTCATAAGTAATCTCGAGGAGATCATCAACCGTCTTGTCGAGGTCCTCAAGAGCACTACCAAGAGCCGAGAGTATCTTGACCTTGTCGACAAGCTTCATCAGCTCGAACTGCTCTTCCGCCATCTTTAGCATTTCAGCCTCGTGAGAGGCAATCTGATCTTCTATTTCTTCGCTCATTCTGCTCTCCAGATTCGAATACCTTCGTTTTCTTTGCGCGCGACGAACTTTTGATCCCACCGGCGCCCCGTTGTCATAGCGGCGCGGTAGGCGCGGCCGTTAATCTTCTCGCCCTCGAAGTAGACGCTGTCGCCAACGTCCATGTCGAGAAAAGGGTACTTTCGTGCCCGAGTAGACTCAGGCACTGGTATGTTCTTTTCGATTTTCATTTTTCCTCCGAACAATCGATGGATGGATCGTAAGCGGGCCATGTTCCGTCGGCCACGAACTCACAATATTGGGAGACATGGCGCTGTTCTTCTTCAAGATCAGCGCCGCCAGCAAAACCCATGGCCGCAGCAACGGCGACCGCAGCGAAAAAGCCTTTCATTACGCTGCCTCCCCGTTGTAAAAACGGTGGCCCTTGATCCGCCACTTTTCGATCACGGCCCGGCCGGTGTCGTCTTCGTCGACGACGATGTAGGCCACGGTCTTTTTGACCAGCGCATAGCGCCAGCCAGAATCGTTGATGGGTCTTTCGGACACCCACACGCGGTGCGGGTATTCGGTGTTCCGGCCGGTGGCCAGATCAGGGTGCAACACGAGGCCTTCGCCGTGCGTGTCGTACTCGAAGAACTTCCCGCAGTCGCACTCGTTGAAACAACCGCCGTCGAGGATGGGATAAACTGAAGAGGGTGCATATGCCATGGTCTTTCTCCTGTATTTTCTGGGACCGTCCCCAGTGACAAGCGAATAATAAGCCCGGACAACAGGCCACGTCAATCACTTTTCTATACTTTTCTCCACTTTTTTCTAGTGGTCTAGTGGACAACGGGGTCATCTGGGGGCTGAGCGACCTCCTCAGCGTGGTCGTAATTCAGCCGCATCGTCATCATGAAGGCCCCCCGGCTCATGCCGGAGTCCACAGCAGCAGTGCACAGCATCGAGCTGAGCACGCACATCATCTCGGGGTACCCTATGTCACGCTCGTCCGCAACGCCCTCCACAGCGGCCTGTAGGGCGTCGTAGAGAGCCACAATGGCCGCTTCGAACTCGTCAAAATTTTTCATAGCTGGGGCTCCACCTTATACTTGCCAACGATGCCGTGCTTCGCTTCAACAAGGCGGACAAAGTCCTTGGCAAACAGGTCCGCTGTCTTCATCTGCTTAGCCGCTTCCATGTAGATAAGTAGAATTTCCTCGTCGTCGAGTGGCTTCTGGCCCAGTAGCAGAGCCTTTAATCGCTTGAGCATGATCGCATCCTCTCGTTGATCTCATCGACGATGCCGGAATCATCCGACACCTTGCGCTGCAGCCACTCCGCCGGTCTGCCATTGCGGTCCAGCACGACGTAATCCACCTCTGAATACCCGTAGTACTCGAGGTCACTGTGACATGCCCGGGGGTCAGCTGATACTGGTGGGTAGTGCTGATAGCTCAGCACTCCGATCTGGCAGGGTATGCCTGCCACCCGGTGATCGAATGTAAGAATGAACTCACTCATCGCTTGTACACCTCCCGCTTTTCAACCTCACGCATCGCCCGGCCGCATACCTCTTCTTTCGAGTAGCCGAAAAAAACATACGTGGTCTTATCAATCGTAACCTTCGAGCGATACCACTGTGGTCTGATCTTGGTAACTATCACTTCATTCTCCTGTCTCGTCTTCAATCCTCATTATCTCCGATTCGCTCAGCGAATCGAGTAGATCCACCTTTCTTTTGCGTCCGCCCTTGCCCGTCACTGTCAGGTTCACGGCAATAATATCAACTTGCTCTGGCAGGCCGTGCTCCGCGGGCAGCGTTTCGTACTCTACATCAACGTCCAAGGTCAAGCAGGTCGGCAAGGTCTTTGTCATTCCTGTGCTCCTCTTCCAGCGCGGCAGCCGTCTCAGGGTCGCTTTCTCTTAATATCTCGAGGAACCTCTGCAGGATCATCGACGACGCCACCTTTCCGATTGGCACACGATAATACTGGCCAAGCTCTCGCAGCATTGCGTAGTGTTCGGCGCGGATAATGACCGTGAGCCATGGTTTGGTACGCGCGCGCGGCGCAATAGGTCGCTTGTACTTCGCGCCTTCGATCTTCTTCAGCCGTCTGTATTTAGGCTTTTCTTTGTCCATGCGGTTCTCCTTTCTTTTCGCATCATAAGAAGTGTACAACAGTATATGATACGTGGCTAGCTCGCGTCACCCCACGAAGGCCCGACTTCAACATCAACTTTGCTGGGGACCTCGAGCTGCACGGCGTCGCGCATGATCTCAGCCGCGGCTTCCGCTTCTTCCCGGCTCTTAACACTGAGAGCAACCTCATCATGAACTTGCAGCAGAAGGTTATATCCAGCCTCCTCCAGCGCCACCATGGCCGCCTTGGTCTGATCCGCGGCGCTCCCTTGGATCAATCTGTTCAGGCCCTTGTAGGTCATCGCCCGCCGGATACGTGCGCCATACTTAACGTACGCTTCTTCGTATGGCAGGGCCTTATTGATGCCCCACTGCACTGGCTCCCACAGCGGGAACCGGCACTTGCGGCCTAACAGTGTACGGATCGAACCACCACTGGCCGGGTACTCAATTTTCTTTTGGACGGCACTGATCGTGCCTTTGAGGAACGGGACCTTGGCATGAAAGTTCTGGATCAGCTCGCCGGCTTCCTCTGCCTCGAGGTCCAGCTCCACCGCAAGCTTCCCCTTGCCCATGCCGTACATCAGGCCCAGCCCAATGGTCTTCGCCTGTTTTCTGGATATGCCTGCCATGTCGGCGACCATCTGGTGAAAGTCGGTGTCGGGGTCTTCGTTGTACGCCTTGGCCATGGCATCGGCGCCCTCGAGTTGCAGCATGCTTGCGTAGTGCACGAGCAGGCGCGGCTCCTGTGAGCTGAAGTCGTTAGCGGCCCAGAGCTCGCCCTCTTCAGGTAAGAACAAACCACGTACCATCGGTCCGATGACCTCATGACGTGCTGGCACCTGCTGCAGGTTTGGCTGGTTCATCGACAGTCGGCCGGTCACCGTGCCGCCACCTTCACCACGCAGCTGGTTAATGTGCGAGTGAATACGCCCATCGCTTTCACTGCAGTCGAGGTACGGCTGCAGGAACGTATTGTGTGTCTTGTTAATCTCGCGGACCGCGACAATGGCCTTGGCGATCTTGTGGTCGCAGCTCTCGAGGAAAGACCTCGTGAAGCTTGGTTGGCCCGTGGCCGTCGAAGGATAGTCAATTCCTAGTGCGTCAAACGCCTTGGCTATACTTGCCGCGGCCCACATATCTATAGGCACACCTGCTTCTTTTTTGATGCCGGCGAGTAGTTTCTGCTCGTCCTTTTTAAGCTTCTCAATGAGCTCCTCGGCCTTGGGCCGGTCAAAGCGTATGCCTTTCTTGGTGATGTTAGTCAGGATGGGCAACATCTTGGTCTCGAGCTCAAAGATCGACTCGACCTCTTCCGAGCGCAGTACAGTCTCGAGGTGGTGCCACAGCTTCAGCGTAAGTGCAGCGTCCTGCTCGCCGTACGCACCGACGTACATTGCCGGCAGCTTCCAGAGCTCTTTCTTAGGGTGCACGCCGAAATCAGCTGCGGCCTTCTTCAGGGCCTCTTCAGACTTGACCTCCTTCAGCATGTCAAAGCCAAGCGAGTTAAGCGCAAAGCTGAACCGATTCTCGTCGACAAGGCCTGCCGCGATCATCGTGTCGATGATCTTGCCTTTAACTTCAAACCCGGAAGCCAGCAGCCAGCCTAGATCATAGGCAGCGTTGTGCATGACCTTTGGGCAGGGCAATAGCAGGATGTCCTTGATCCACGATTCGACAATACGCTTATCCAGATTGCCTCCACCACCGTGCGCGATGGGGTAGTAACCGCACCATCCGTCTACGGCCACGGCATAACCGACGATGAATCCGTCGTTGCGTGGCCAACCGGGCCCGAACTTCTCCATGTTCGGATCGCAGGTCTCGAGGTCAATGGCGATTTCTTTTGCGCTCGACAGGTCTGGGAAATTTTGTGGCGGCAGCCACTCGCTGATACTGGGAAACATTGAGGGTGTCTTATTCAAAACCTAAATCCTTTCTCTTCGTCTTTTGGCAGCACTATGTGCAGTGCCTGCTTGGTTCGCGTAACGCCTACATAAAGCAAGCGATTGATGTCGTCGGCGTTCTTCACGTACTCTTTTGCAAACTTTGGGCTAAGGTCCGTGAGCAGTAGAACATTGTCAGCCTCTCCTCCCTTTGCTCCGTGGATCGTGGACAGTTGTATGGGCGGCCGCGAGCCCAGCTTAGCGCCCCGCTTGAGCACAGCGATAAGGTAGTCACGTTGGTCCTCGCCTATCTTAGTGAGAGCCCTGTGCCATATCTCGTCAGTGAGTAGGCCGTGCTTCTCTTTCAAGTCAGACATGTTGTACAACAGCTCTGGATCAATGTCCTTGAGCGACTTGTGCCCACGCTTCACGGAAGAGGCAGGCAGGTGCTTATACACCTTCTTTACCACCTCGTAGTTTACTGACTTACCTGCGCGCAGCCTTTCCCATCCTACCACGGCGGTGACAATAGAGTCGGCAATGCTCCGTTGTCCGTGGCGCTCGAATAGTAGTCCCTGCGACTTGATCCAGTTGTGCAGCTCATTAAGCATGTAGTTAGTCGACGCCATGACGAGCCACTGGCCTGAGCTTATGTCTACCTGCTCGTACTGGTTATAGTAACGTATCTCACCCTGCTCTGTTCGAGGGTGCCAGAGCTTAGGCTGCCGCTTCTGGATTCGCCCGGCAATCTCATTAGCAAGAGAAAACACACGCTCAGGGATTCTATACGATTGGTCAAGAACAATGACTTCTCCTTCGCAATTCAAGAAGCTCTCAACGTCTGCCCCTGCCCAGTTATACACGGCCTGATCGTCATCGCCGGCAATATACGTGCGCTTTGATTTATCTGCGAGGGCCACCACAAGCTTCCACTGCAGGCGTGACAGGTCCTGTGCCTCGTCGATGATCAGAACGTCTAGTTCGGGTAATCGCTCAGGCTGCTCTACAATTCTTTCGAGTAGGTCGGTGTAGTCCATCAGCAGATGAGCCGCCTTAAAACGGCGGTACGCGCGCTCGACGTACTCAAAGTGAAACCACTCGATGTCCATGTTGCTGCGATTGTAGTGCGTCCTCAGGTCTTCACCACGAATACGAGCGATGTTGATCTCGTTCAGGATTGGATGGTCTGCATGGGCCACGGCATCCTCAACGGTAGTTCTTATTTCAAGCCCGCACTCTTTCGCAAAAATCGCATAGTCCGCCGGCGTCATCATGTCTTTATGGCCTACGCCAAGGCAGTGGTAGGCAAGCGAATGCAGCGTGCGGAACCATGGGAAGTCAGTCTCCGCATTGAGGTGCGGAAACTTCTGGATCGCGCGGTCGCGTGCCTCAGTCGCTGCTTTACGCGTAAACGCAAAGTAGCCTATGTCCATCGGCGATGTGCCGCCGCTGAGCTCCTGCTCGGTTATGTTGAGTA